TGCCCAACTGGGATAACCAAGCCATTGACCAATACAGTAACAACTTGGTTGATCTCACCCAACCCCAGCAGCACCTCCATACGCGTCAGGTTGCCATCGTTTCGTGCAAACACGATACCCGGCGTGTACCATGCCGTGCCATAGACCAACGGAACAAAATCGTTATATTCGGCGACATTGTCCAATACCGGGGTCCAGTGACGACCTTGCTCGCCATAACTGCGAACCAAAATCGACGAAGGCACGAACTCGATGCCGCCAAAGCGTTGCGTTGTATTCAGGGCGTGGTCTTGAGAGAACATCCCTCGTGATTGGCAATCCGTTCGCGTGTAACCGCACGTCGTATAAGGCGCGCTGCCAGACAGATTCCCTGTCCCCCCGGGAACATCCGGAGAGTAACCGCAGTGGTAATACGGCGAGTACTCTCCGGCGGTCCCGCCATTTACAGCCTCTTGCCTCTGTGCAACGTTCGACGGGAAATTCCATGGACAACGCCGCTGCACACGCACTTGCGGCAGCAACACGCGCTGCATGTTCATCCAGTTGATTGCTGTGAGCCGAAATGTGGACTCTGTTATTTCATCCGGGGGATTACAGACGCCCTTAAATAGAGTGATACTCGGCGTCGTGGCTGCGTTCTGTATCAGGTCAAAGAAAACGAAGCTGACGGTCAACGTGGCGCCTTTGAAACCCACGCTCCGCTCCCACTCCGAGAAGTGTGAATCCGCGTTGGCAAGGGAGATCGAGACTTTTGGAATCGCGTCCACCCCCTGATTAGACGCCGTTTGAATTTCGTAGAGGTTATGCTGGACAACTCGGGCTAGGTAGTTGTGACCAGATACTGTAACTGGGTGGGTCGACCAGCTCTCCACTTGGCCATTCTGCAGCTGGCAATCGAACAGGAGTAGGGGCGTATCGGTTACTGCCTGCTCCTTGACTTGAAATACGGCGCTGGCCATAACTTAGTGGGCAGTAATTGCCAACGTGCATTGATTTCGATTAGGTGCCGTCGTCGTAACGGTCAGTGTATCCCCACTGAAGTGAGCATTCGTATAGATGCCGCTCACTTCGTAGCTTGGCTTATACGGTGAGACAGCAGGTTGCGCTTCGAGCTGAAATCCGAACACGGTCACTGACTGTCCCGCAGGAATCGTGACCCCTACTGTGACGGCATCAGCCGTGGTGTTCGCCTGACCGGAAAGGCTGGCCCGCTGCCACGCTGCACCAGCCGTATACTGGCTTGTGTTTGTAACTCCGCCTGTCTGGCTCGCCAATAAGACATTCACTGGGATCTGGCTTTGTATATACACGCTCAACGTGTAGCAATACCATCCCGGCGCGTTGACGGATTGCTGGAGTGTCAAATCCGCACCCGTCGGATTCGTAACGTGCGTGGCTGACGTACCTCCGTTCGGGTCACTTAGACCCGTCGTGAGTTGGAGAAGCGTGCTTCTCTCCCAGGCAGGCTGCGTGAAGTCTTCACTCCACAGCAAGAGATTACCTAGAGGGTCCGTAAACGTAAAGGCGTTCAATTGACCTTCGCATGTGGCAAAGAACTGCTGCAGAAGTGCGATCTCTGAATCCGCCAATCCCTGAAACTGCAAGGTCCATTGCACGAACGGCGCGCCCGGATCTGCATACCTGACCACGCTACCGTCGGGAACTGTGTTCGTGATTGTACGTTGAATTAGGTTTTTGCTTACAGGATATTGTCCCACCGTTCCCGACGCGAGTTGGGGAAAGTAGAGCATCTAAGTTCGGTTCTCCACCACGACAACGCTCAGCGTACCTCGCGACGCTTCCGTCAGTTGGTAGGGCAGAACCTCCTGTTCAAAGCTGCAATTCGGGTACGTCGTCTGCGTCCAGGGGTCTACAAACGAAAAGGTGCCAAAGCCACCTTCCTGGGTCTTGAAGAACTGATCGAGCGCGTACAGTTCCCCTTCATCCAGCAGGTTCAGCTTGATGGTCCAGCGCTGCAGGGCTGGGGCGTACTGCCGGTAGCGCTGATCGTTGCCGTCCATGAAACGGACGACAAAGCTCGAGTACTGAGTCGTTTTGGTTGCCGGGTATTGGACAACTGCTCCGGTCTTAAGGAGGGGAAAGGCGGCCGGCATCTACAAATTACTGATAACGTCATTAATCGAGTGCATATTCAGCATGGCATCGCGTACCGCCTGTGCGATGTCACTGCTGTGGTCCATGAAAGAGCGGCTGTCCATGGCCTGGACTTGAACCGTAATCTGCGGTACGGCAGCTTGAGTCATGGCACGCGGCTGTCCGGTTTGACCGAGGTCTGCTCCAGGTAGCTGGGGCCCCACGGGCCCGGTTGTATTAGCCGCTTGGAAATTGACTGTGGGCGGAAGATAGAACGGTGTCAACGTGGGCGGAGAGCTTGACCCGCCACCTCCGAATAGGCTCATGATCCCCGATAGAATGGGTGACACCGATAACAGCCCTCCCGTTAGTGTGGATGCGATCCCGCCCAGCGTACTTGCCACGCCGCCCGAGCTGTGAGAGGTTGTATTTTCTGCCAGCGCCTGAGTATTCGCTAGAAGCGCTTGCGCCTGCATTTCGCTCGCCGGAGTCAGGTAACCAATGCCTTGCGTAAGTTGCGCTAGCTGGTCGCTGAGGCTTGATACCGTCTGTGGCAAAACACCACTCAGCAGTTCGGTTAGGCTGGAATTGCCGGATCCAAACTCTCCGGGTCCTTGCTGGCTGGCCCTATCCTGTGGCACGTTGTCGCTCCGTTAAGAGTTGTTCTTCGAGGATCAGGAATGCTTCCACTTGGCGAACATGTGCGTCTGCGTCAAGCACCAGACCCAGTCGCTTCCAGACCAGAAATTCTTCAATCCACCCGATGCTCTGAGCCGTGATCAATGACTTCGGACAAATATCCGTGGCCACCGGTCCCCTGGCCCACACGACCCGTGTCTGCGCCCCATTTGTCACGGGGATCCAACCGCACCTTCGCCGGATTTCCAGCCCTGATTTCCGGCATTCGTCGCACTTCCACGCGGCGGGGTTCGAAAGTTGATAGTGGAAGGCGACAATCAGTTTTTTCTTTCGGCCTCGCTTAGCCCGCATTCGGCCTTGATAGCGGCGACCGCCTCCCGGAACAAGTCTTCAGGCCCCGTCGATGCCAAAAGTTCTGGCGTCGCCGCGTGGCCATCTAACTCTAGTCCAATCAATTCCCGCAATCCCCAGCTGACGTAAAGCTGGTCGATTTGCGCCGACAGAAGTGCCGCTTCCAGTTTCTCTTCCGTAGAGGTTCCGGAATTCAGAAACTCGCAACGAAGCGCCAACTCGCGGATGCGCCGAACCAACTCCATCCGGCGCCCAAAAGACATCTTCACAATCACAAACGTGACGCCGGGTCTGACTTTGGACTCAACCTGGGTCGAACTCTCGTATGTCATGCTTCAGCCGAATGCGACGATAATCTCATTGTCAACCGTTCCTTGTGCGCGGGAACTCGCAAAGCTCCACTGCAATCGTGCATTACTGTCGTTGTACTCAGGCACTTCCGGCAACACGCTCTGGAGATAGACTCCGAACAACTGATTCGGTTGCTGCCCAAGTTGAATCATTGCACTGATCGGAGATTGTTGTTTGGCGGCCTGGTATAGTGCCTGCGTCGACGCATCGTCCTGCTCGTAAAGCTCGAACTGTATCGCGACATTCCTCGTACCTGGCGCAAGAGCCAAGGGCAAGCTCGAACCGAACTCCTGTGCCCGTACATCCAAGTTGTTCCCGATGACTAGTTGTGCATCCGTGAGTGTGAAAAACTGACTTGGTATGCTGCCCAGCCATACCTGCCCGAGGTTGCCGGGAACGATGGAATAGTCGAACGCACCAACGGTGGGTTCGACCGGGAATATCGTCAGTTCGCCAACGCCGCTTGAAAAACTCGCGCTATCCGCTAGGTCCTGTGCTACTCCGCTAAACTGAAATTGGTGGAAATCGCCATTCACCTTTACCGCGACCTTATCGACCCCAGCCCCGCACAATATCCTGTGCACGGCTGTACTTGGCGACCAGTAGTCAAAAATGCTAACACTCGGAAGATTGGTCGCTGGAAAGTACGTAACCGTTGGACCGATTGCAGTACCGGCCACTGGCATGTTCGAAAATGGAGCGTTGACCAAAACCGACAAGGCGTCCACGACTGCCGCCACGAAACGAAGCTCTCCTAAGTAGCTAACAGCCTGCCCCGACGTGAGGCCGTGTGGTGCAGCAAACTGCAGGGACGTGGTCGTCGCACTCCCGCCAACCATGCCACCTGAAAACAAGAGAGGGCTGCCGCCGAGAGCCCCCTGAAATAGTGGACCATAACTCGGCGGGGCAGTCGTAACATCCCAAGCGGTCAGGTAAGTAGTTAGATCAAACGTAGTCTTACGTCGCCCACCCGGTGGCAATCCAGCGAACGTTCGACTGCCCGTCTTGTCCTTTCGCGTGGTAACCTCTAGCTGCTGCTTTGCGATAAGTTTTACGGCGGGAATACGATTCGCCTGCGTAATGGCGGACACCTGTCCGTAGGCGTTCTCAGCGGAACAGTAAAAGCGATTTGCGTTTGATGAAATATATACCGACATCCCACATCACCTAACTGACGCTGGCCTCGACCGGAAAGCTTACCTTCACGCTCTTGATGAAGTTCTTGCCGCCATGCTTGACTGGCCCAAACGTGACGTCGTACGTGCCTGCATAGAATAACCCTTGGCCCCAATCTCCACGGCTCTGATTTAATGTCTGAGTCACCGATTCTGTGTACAGCTGTGCGCTTTGCTCTACTCCGTCGATACGGTCTTGTGAGACTCGGACCTCGATGACCATCTGCAGGTGCCCGGAAAAACTCCTGAATTTTTCGTCCAGAGTATTTGCGATCTTCTCACAATAGACGTAAACAGCTGTATACTTCACCTCTTCGCTTTTCTCTGCAATTTCGCTAGTAACATTGTTCGTAAAGAACTGCTTCGTCGCCACCGGCTGCAAGGGTAGAGTGGCTTCCTGCGCCAGAGTCGAGATTGCGGCGTTAAGTCCTGCTGGTGCTGTCAGCAACTGAACGAGTTTCAAGGTAGCCGATGCAGCAATGCTGTTCAATCCGTTATCCTCGCTGCAGGTACCGTGGAAGTTGTCGAAAGTAGTTGGGAGCCTGCCCTGTGCCGGGCGATGCTCCGGGCACTAATCCGGTTGCTGGCAGAACCCACGGCTCGTTCATCACAATAGGCGTCATATTTTGCAGCACGATCGAATCAATCGAGCTGCCGACGTAAGCATTCCATCCGGTCGCGTTCGCTGGTGGGCTGGTGGGTGTCACTAGTATCCCACTGTTGTCTGAAGTGGCGGTAGACGCGACCGCGCTAGCCAAGCCCTCCTCGCCACGCGAATTCAGCCACGACACTTGAACGAAATAGGTCGCGGCTCCGAACGTTCCCGCTTGTGTAGTTACCTGCGGTGTTTGTGCAACTGGAACCGGATCGGCCACGATGCCAACCCCCGTCTGAAATAGCAAGCCTGCGGCCCATTTGCTAAGATCCTTGTAAGCGTTCCACTTCCCAAGATAGCGATCGTTCAACTGGTTGTAGTATGCATCTCTGTAAATTAGCTCAAGCGTGTGAAATGTGTGCCACATCAGCAGAGGAGGGGTCACGACGATGTTCCCTAGCTGCACGGAGGAAGTGAGAATCATCCCCGGCCACCAGATTGAAGAACTTGCGGGTGAGAACGGTGACCGCGCTCCGGCCCCGACGATCTGCGCGCCGACCTCGTCCCGGGCCAGCGACAGCTTCCCAGTAGCGTCAATACCCTCCGCGCTAGCTACATCTAGGACGGCCGAGTCCTGTGTTACCAGCTGGTCTAACGTCGAAATGCCCGCGTCCGTAAACAGCGCCATTAGTTATCCGTTCTTCCTCTCATTCTTTTCCGGACCTGGCTGAACGCTTGAGTTCCGAAGTTGGAACAATAGTGACCTGCATCTTACTCGCCAACGCCTCTTCGTCGGCGACCTTCTTAGCCTCCGCCGCCTTCTGCCGGAAGTTCTGTGTCTCCTCAGTGCCGGCAAGGTGGGCACGTCCGTCGGCAATCATCTTTGCAGCTAGCTGGGAGGGAACTTCGATGAGCATACCCTCCCTGCCTCCATCGGGCGTCGCATGGCTAACGAGGACCGCGAATGGCTCCGCGAGAGTATGCTCAACGTCTCGGATCTTTTGGTAGTAAGTTTTAAGATTCATCAGTGCGTTCTCTCAATGCGCTTTCTGGGTATCACGATGTGACCGTCGCGTTGCTTGACCGTTACGAGTTCACCTGGACGGCAAAGTTGTTTCTGAGCGGAGCAACGCCGTATAAGACGTCAACAGTGAACTGTTG